TAAAGTTGCTGTTGTACAAGTTACATTTTCATAATAGGTTGCCCTTGCTTGTAAGGTAACTAACAAACCATCTACTGCACTACAACCAGCATAAGGCTTATAAATTAAACCCCACCCTACAGTGTTATCACAAACCCCAGAACCCCACCAACTTTTTGAATATATTTCGTTTGCCATTACTTTTTTCTTTTTTTAAGAAATACTTTTAATTTCTCTATGTTCTTTGCTTTTGGTTTGTATATCATAGTACCCATCCATTAAATGTTGCTTCATAACTTGGGTAAATATCATCATTTACGTTATTGGTGTACTCTGGATATGTAGCTTGGTTAAAACTCATAAAGTCTATAAAACGTCTTGAATACCATTCTGCATTGGTTCTTGCTTTTTCTACTAGAAAATCAACCTCGTTTTTATCTACAGTTTGTGCGTTTTCTGATGTATGCTTAAATACACCACCATTTTTAATTTGGTAGGCAGCAAATGGAATGTAGTTTGCCTGGGCATACCATATTAGCATACTAACAATAAAATCATCTAAAAGAATTTTCCATCTTGCATTAGGCGCTAAATCAATACCAGCTATAATTGCAGCGGTTAAACCTTTATACATGTTAGTACCAATAATTTGTTGTATATCAATTTCTTGCGCAATTTTGATAAACTGAATAAATTTATCTGTATCTACATTCCCATCAAGAATAGAATTTCTTACTAAATCTGTTCTATTTATAAATAATACTGTTGCCATAATTTTTAAAATTTAGTATGCACCTTCTTTAGGCATATTAATTGGTGCTGTTTCAGAATCTTTTGTACCATTAGGTTTTATATTATATTTAGCTGGAATTTCTCTTGTTTTAATGTAATCATCTAAATATTCCGATGGTTCAGAGGTTGCTTTCATTCTATATAACACCCTAACCCATTTATGTCTGCAATAAATACCACCTTTAAATTTAAAAAGTGAATAATTCCTACCTTTGTGACCTAATTGATTGTTTACACCACTAAAACTAGCTTGATCAATATCCTCTTTCCTATACACAATATTATCGTCAGATAAGCGCATCATATTTTCACAAAATGGTCTTGATTTATTTCCATCTTTCATTGGTTTATTAGAACCTACAACATATTTAAAACGAATTTTAAAATATTCAGAATCTAAATAACTTTCAGCACTTCCATTATTTTTAGAATAAATTTCATCTTTAAGTTTTGTAAATAAACTTTTTTTCTTTTTTATACAAATAGTAGCCCAATCTTGATCACTAATAGTATTTTCCTCTCCTAATTGATCAACTAATTCCCATTCATTACTTACCACTTCACCTTTAAGGTTGTTTAAAATAGCAGTAGCCATTTCATCTGTAAGTTCTTGTTTAAGTGGAACACAATTAGGTACTTCTTTACCATTTTTCATTTTTGTGCCTATTTGCTCATAACCGTCCCAACAAGGTGCTTTTAATTCTTGGTGTGTCTCACAAGGCATATACCAAATTTTATCATCTTCTTTATGTTCGTGATAACCTTCGCACCCTATCATTTTTGCTATTGCTTGTGCTTCTTCTTTTGTTCCGTATGCTTGTTTGCCATCAATTTCTTTTAATTGAATAGATGACATGTTTTCTTTTATATAACCACATATTTTTGGTGCCGCTTCTGAACCATACCTTTCTGTTTGTTCAGCAATACACTTATCCCACGGATATTTAGCAAGATTAACAGACATTTCTACACCAGTTTCTTCTTCAATAGTTTCCTTGTCTTGCAAAGTTTGGTCTACCTCTGTAAATTCTAATGGTTGTAACGTTGTAAAATATAGGTTTAAGGCTATATCGTTGTAGGCTAATATTTGATCAAAGTTATCTATTAAAAGTTCTTGAAATGGTCTTATAACAGTGTTATCCATTAACAGAGATGCAGTCTTAATTTCATCTGCATTATTACCTAAACCACTACCATCTTTAATTCCTAAAAGCATAGGCGAAACAATTCTATGAGCAACCATTATTTTAGATGTGCTTTCCTCTGACAAAAATTGGTATTGATTGTGCGCATCACTTAATTGCACTGGTGTTATTTCTGCTTGGCTTTCCTTGTTGTCGTTAAACGCTAAAATAAATTTACCAGCGTTGCTAGTTCCAGAAAACTTCTGTGCAATCTTAGTTTCAATTAATTGCCTTTCTTGTTGGTTAGGTGTACCGTTGTTAAAATTAATTAACATAGATGGACTTAAACCATTCATGATGTTATTAAGATGGTAATTTGATACTTCTTCTTCTAACTCTGCATATTGCAAACCACCTTGGTAATCTACTGGCGAATAATAATAAAAACCACTTTTGTAAGGCTTTATGTATAAAATTTCAATATTTTCTTTAGACATACCAAAGGCTGGTATTCTTAAAGGATCATCTGTTCTTTTAATATTTGCCCAATCATTATAATAATAATAAGCCGGTACATCACCATCTTCATTGCATTTTTCTGCACGTAATGTTTCTATTGGCATGTGTTCTAATTGAACAATTTTGCTTCTATCCTTAGAATAAATTATCTGTATAGCAGCTTGACCCATTAATTTTAAATCATAACAACATCTTCTTACAACATCTTTTCTAAACAAAGCAATCATTTGTGCATATTCATTTGGTTTTTTGTTGCTATTTGTAGCATTTAAACCTTTTCCATAAATTGATTGGCTAATTCCATTTATAGCTGCATTGTTTGTTGGTGATCCGTTATACCTATCTATAAGATATTGGAAATAATTGTTGTCTGCACCATATTCTATCCAATCTTTACCATTAACCTCTTTTACCTCTGGTGATGTGTAAGTGCTTAAATTAACAAAACCAAATTCTGAAGTTTTAGATGCCTTTGCAAATTGTCCTTTTTCGTTTCTTTTTCTCATATTACAATGTAGTCATTATTGCTGCCATTATATGTGGTAAATTGTCCTTCATTTAATTTATAATGGTCATTTGTTGTTTGGTCAATATCTTGGTCAGTACAAAATATTCTATCCTTATATATTACATTAGTTTTAGCAACATCTGAAAATAAAGTTAAATCATAAAAATGTCCTTCAACTAATTTAGGTGCAAATGTATTGCTAAAACTTAAATAATTACCAGCAAGTGTAGCAGTAGTTATTGAATAGTCTACACTGACATTTGTGCTATCATCTCGTATTTCCAAAGTAAACGTACTAATGTAAGTTCTTGGTATTACTAATAGATTTTGTGCGGTTATAGAAGTAGTTAATATGATCATCTATATATATAACGTTTAAAAAATAGTAATTTGTAAAAACAAAAAAAAAGCACCCGATTAAGGATGCTTTCAATTTTAACTAAATATTAATTAGTCTTGACCAGGTAATGCTGGTACTCCAACTGGTGTTGGGTCAATAGGTGTTACTGCTGATGGTGTAACGGCTGTTGCTAAAAAGAATGGTGCTACTTCTTCCATTCCTTCGAAAGTAAGTGTAAACCCACTTAAATCTCCTGCTGCTGCGCCAGTTACTACCGTACCTCCAGTGCATTCCATTCCATTTTCTAAACCACATAGGAAGTTATTTCCGTAGTAATCTTGTACTACTATATTTGGTCTTGATATTGCTAAGGTTTGTAACTCTGCTTGAGTTTTAGCATCTAAGAATGTTAATGTAAGGTTTAAAGTTTGAGTATAAAATGTTGTTCCATTTTCCCTACTACTAGTTACAGTAGTTTCTAAACTAGAATTACCCTTTACATCAAATTCAAACCAAACAGATGGTGTTGAAGCATCTACTATAGTTGCTTCTTTTGTTGTTGCGTCTACAGTTACACTTGCGATACCACCGTAATCTGCAAAGTAAACTCTTTTTATGCCGCCAAAGGCACTTTTACAAGGTAGCTGTCTACCCGTCGTTAATGTACAAGCCATTGTTTTTATGTTTTAAAAAAAAGGGTGAGCAGATTAACTACCCACCCCTTTCTATTGATTAAATAATTAATTATGCGTACTCAACTAAATCAGATGCGATACCAAATTGTACACCAGAAGTAAATCTCATAATCATGCGTACATTGTTCGAACCATCTAAGTCTGCCATATCTAGGGTTTTAACCTCATTTGTTGAATTTAAAAGACCAGTTCCAAAATAAAGATTAGAACGTTGTGCTGCGTACATTTTGTTATCAGACATTCCTGGGCATACAAATATTTTCACTCCGTTTACCGTTAGGCTTCCGTTGTTCCACCATTGTGTTCCCATATTTGCTACACCATTTGCTCCTAAACCATTTGCTCCAAAACCACCAAGTGCTTGAACATATAGTTTAGCTGCTTTACTTCCGATGTATAAGAATAAATCTTCTTTTCCGTATAGTGCTGCTGGTATTGCATCAACTACTTTAGAAAGTTCATCTATAATATTTGCTGCTAACAATCCACCACCTACTGCTGCTACTTGTTGTGCTGCTGGAATATCTCCCGCTGCTGCTGCTGTTGCAATTAGTTTCTCAAACCCATTAAAAGAGTTGTTTGTTGCCGCTGCTGTATCACCTTGCCAAATACAAAATTCTGTGTTTTGCGCCACCTCTGCAGCAACATGTGCTATCATAAAATCAGAAAATTTTGGTGGTAAAGTTTGACCAAGGCCAAATCCCATCGACTGCGATTCCCAATCCTCAACAAAATCATACTTACAAAGTTGTAGATTTACTTGTAATTCCTTTGGTTCTAGTATTCTCTCTGTTAATGTTACAGATGAATTTGGTACAAAATCACAACCTGCAGTTGTTACTAAAGAACCAGTTACAAGTTTCTTGATCACTTCCTTAAAAGCGATGTTTGCCTTTATTGTTAACCCGCCATCGTCAATAGTTGATGCAGATAATAAAGCTGCTGCAATATATTCACCAGCGAACTGACCCGCATAGGTAGAATTTACTACTACGGCTGTTGCTAAATTTACGTTTCTTTTTTTCATTTTATTTGTTTAATTTATTTAATACTCTATCTAGTGTTGTGTTAAAATGTCCTTTAGCAAATTGCATTTGTTTTTTTTGTGGTGCTTTTGCTTCTGGATTGTGTTTAATTGGTTTTCTTGCAGCAGACATTTCTTCTTTTTTCTTTTCTTCTTCTTCTTCGTCTTCGTATTTTCTCATTTTTCCAAACTCTTTTTTAAGTTCTTCAATTTCAGATTTTACTTCTTCAATAACTGGTGCAATAACCTCAACAACTGCTTCAATGATTGCTTCAACTTCAGTAGCAACCTCTGCTGGTACTTCTGTTTCAACAGTTTCAAGGTCTTCTGTTGTTTCTTCTTTAGCTGGTACTTCATCAGATACTTCACGTACATCTGCAATCATACCCTCTGCTTCTACAATTACTAATCTACCATCTTCAAGGATATACTCCCCAACTGGCATTGCTACTTTCTCATCGTCTGTGACAATGAATATTTCACTTCCTTTTTCAAATGTATCAGCACTTACTACAGTACCGTTTTCCAACTTCATTTCTTCAAGTTTTACCTCAATGTTTAGAAGTGTTCTAATTTGATTTAACATTTTTGTTTTTTCCATACTATTTATATAACGATTATTAATTTACTTTTTGCATTTTCAATCTGTTCTTGTTATTAC